TCTTACATCTGTAGGGGCTAATAATGACTTTACTGTAAGTGCTTGGGTAAAACCAGATAATGCTACGTCACCTAATAAACAGAGAATTTTTGGATCATACTATGCTAGTAGCAACTCAAGATTTTGGATAGGTATTAGAAGTGGCTCATTTAAATTTGAGTTGGGTACTCAAGGGCATTCTTTCACTCGTGTTTTACCTTCTGGAGCTTGGAGTCATATTGCGGTAACTTACAATAATTCAACAGGATTAATGACTGGTTATATCAATGGTAATCAGCAAGGTACTTCAACTCAAACAGCTGCAGCTACACCATCTAATGCTAACGCTTGGATAGGTAATATTGCTAATGACTCTAGTGTTCCTTTTAATGGTGAGCTTTCAAATATAGCGGTATACAATACAGAATTAAGCAGCTCTAATATAGCTACTTTATATAATTCAGGAACACCTCAAAATACAATATTTGGCTCTCCAGTTGGATGGTGGAAGTTAGATAATTTAACTACTGGAATACAAGATAGCTCAGGTAATGGAAACAACGGAACTAACAACGGAGCTGTACAAGTAACTTCAGATGTTTTAACCACTCAACCAGTTAATGGAGTAAGTACAACTTTACCAAGTACAGCTTTACAACAAAGTGATTTACAGTTTGATTCACCTTATAGTAACTATAGTTTAAGTTTTGATCAAGGAAGCTCAAGTTTTGTTAATTGTAGTGAAATAACACAACTACAAGGTGCTTCTGTAATAACTTGGAATTGTTGGGTTAATTTTGCTACTGCAAACCAAAATATAGTTTTTGGTAAACATTTAACTACAACAAATGATGCTATTCAATTTTACACTTGGGGTTCAGGTGTTGGTTATTTTTGGTTAAAAACTGCTGGTAGTGCCGTTACAGCATCTATAAATCCTTTTATTAATAGTTTAGTTAATTTAAATGAATGGAGTATGTTTTCCATTGTTTTTGATGGCACACAAACAGGAAATGATAGATTAAAAATATATTTAAATGGTGGCTCAACAAATATTATAACAGGTTATAATGGAACTGTTCCAGCAACTTTACCAAATACTACAGATGATTTTTTTATTGGTAGAGGTTACGATGGTTACTTTGATGGTAAGATAGATGAATTCTCTATATTTAATTATGCATTATCATCTGCTCAATTACTAGAAATATATAATAATGGTAGACCAAACGATTTAACTACTTTCTCTGGAACTGCCCCTATTTCTTGGTGGAGACTTGGTGAAAATGCTTATTTTGACAATAATTCATTTGTTGTGCCTAACTCAATATCTGGAGCACCTAATGGAACTGGATCTGGTAGTATTACTACAATGATCTCAGGTGACGCGCCTGGAACTTATGCAAATGGTATAGGAACAAATTTAGATATCTTAGATCGTGTAGGAGATGCACCTTTATCAACTTCTAACTCTCAAAGTTATAATATGATTCCAGATGATAAAGTTCCTTATGTACCTGCATACGTAGGTAATCAAATAGCTAATAATTTTAGTATGACATTTGACGCGGCTAGTAATACTTATTTTAATGCTGGAAACTTAAGTGCTATAAATGGCTTAAAAAAAGTTACTTATTCATTTTGGATGAATGATAGTTCTGGTGGTGCTTCCTATCCAATAGGAACAGATGGGCAACTTATTTTAATGCCTTTAATAAATAGTAATAGGTTTGATGTATATTTAAATGGTACTAGTAGTTCAGCAAGAATTTACAATAATCAAACTTTAACTATTTTAAACACAAATCAATGGCATCATATTGTGTTAGTTATTGATAGCACTTTATCAACAGCAAATCAAAGAACTAAACTTTATATTGATGGAAATTCTTATACAGATGTATCTGGCACTCCAATAACTCAAAATGCTACTATTGGAACTGTTACAACTGATACAAACATAGGTAGAGCAAGTGGAAGCGTACCAGCTTATTTCAGCGGAAAACTTGACGAAGTAGCAATATTCGATACAGCTTTAAATGCTGGACAAATTTATAATGATATTTACCAACCAACTGCAACTGCAACAGGAAATAACCAAACAGCAGATTTCGTAAATAATCCAAACATACCTAATCCGGTAGCTTGGTACAGAATGGGAGATTAATAAAATAAAAATATGAGTACAAAGTTTTTAAGTCCAAGCTGGCGAATGCCAAGAAATGCTAATCAGAATAAGCAAGCTAGTTATTCATTACATTTTACACCAGGTAGCACTACTAGTGTAAATCTAGGAGACGCTTTAAGTTTTTTTATAGGTAGTTTTTCTGCTTCAATGTGGGTAAAATCTCCAAATAATGGGGTAGAATTTTTTTCAAGATATATTGGTGCTAATGGAGTTGGTAATTTTAGAATAGGTTGTGGTGCTAATAGTGGAGCTACGGCTAATACTGTATCTTTAATAACAAAAAATATTCTTTTATCAGGTTCTACTGATATTAGAGATGGTAATTGGCACCACGTGTGTGTCACTATGGACGCTATTAGTAGCACTCAATATACTAGAACTATATACGTAGATGGAAGCCAAGATGCTCAAGACACAGTAGGATTAGCCACCTATGTATCTACAAGTTCTTCTTATGGATTAAACTTAGGTTGTAATTTTCCTAATAATGGACATAATAATGTAGATATGTCAGAAGTATCTATTTTCGACTACGCTCTTTCTGCTAGCCAAGTAACTACTCTTTATGGTAATTCAACTAATGGAGTAGGAAACCCTATGGCTTTACCAAGTCCACCTATCGCTTATTATCCTTTAGGTACATCTGCTTGGAACGGACAGTATTTAGCTGAAAACAATGCTATTGGAGATTATGTTTTTGATTTTGTTAATACAAATAGTAATTACATACAAATTCCAAGTAGTACAGATTTTGCTTTTGGAACGGGTGATTTTACTATCTCAGCTTGGGTTGATTTAGATAGTTCAAGTAGTTATTCTTGGATTTTAGGTAGTGATTCAGCTGGCATAGTAGATGGGGTTACTTTTGGGTTTGATTCAAGTAGAAATTTACAATTGTGGGTAGCGGGAGCTCAAACTGCAACAAGTTTTAGCATAAACTTAAATCAATGGCATCACGTTCTAGCAACAAGAAACTCAGGAACAGTTACTTTTTATATTGATGGAAGTGCTTTTGGAACAACTTATTCAAGAACAGGAAACGTGCCTGTTTCGTCATATAATATTGGTAGATTAAGTAATGGAAATAATTATATAGATGGTTCTATCTCAAATGTCCAAATATTTAACACATCACTATCAGGACCAGAAGTAAAAACTCTTTACAATTACGGCTCACCAATACGAACTTTAGCTAATATACCTCAAAGCTCTAATCTAAAAGCTTGGTATAAACTCGATGCAAGTGAGATTTATAATAGTTCAAGTACAGAGTGGGAAATTAATGACTCTACCGCAACAGAATTAAAAGCTTTTGCTTTTGACTTAAAACAAAGTGGTGGCAGTGTTAATAACGAATTAGTAGCTACTTATCCAAACAACGAGCTCAACGGTTTATCAAGTATTACTACTGCATTTTGGCTATATGCAAATGATAGTATTGCTGCATATGATGGTATATATATTAATAGAACCGGTACGCATTACTTTCTCATTAATGTACTTAGTGTGGCTTCTGATAGTTATTCTATTTATGCACAAGGCAAAAATGGAACTAATTGGACTGTAACTAGTAACGCTGGGATAAAGAAAAATACGTGGAATCATATTGCTTTGGTTTGCGAAAGTAGTTCTATAAAACTTTATGTAAATGGAATTGATGAAACATTAAGTTCTTCTAATAATTTTCCAGGTATAACACAAACAAATAGTTTTAATATAGGTTCAGATGGAACAAGTAGAAATTTTGACGGATTAATGAGTAATTTTCAAGTTTGGAATACTGATTTATCAGATCCTCAAGTGCTTTCTTTGTACAATAACGGTAAACCAATACAAACTTTAAATAATATACCTCAAAACTCTAATCTTATAGGTTGGTGGCAGCTAAATGATACAGCTACTTTTGACGGCACTAATTGGTCTGTACCTGATGACTCAGGAAATAACAACACTGGAGTAAGTCTTAATATGACACAAGCTAATCTTGTCAATAGCAATGTATCTACACTAAACGGTGAAAGCTCAGGAATGACACAAGCAAACCTTGTTCAAAGTGACTTACAAACAGTTGCACCTTATAGTAAATATGCTTTAGATTTTGATGCTTCGAGTAGTGATTATATAGATTTTAATTCAATAAATTTAGGAACTACAAATACTATTTCTTTTTGGCATAAAAGAGGCAACACTACAAGTAACCAGCACGTTTTAGGCACGCTTGATGGAACAAATAAATATTTAATTTACTTCACAAGTTCACGTATTTACATTAGACCTGATGGAACAACACAATTTTTATCTCCTTCATTAGGGAATACACCTTACCCATTTCCACCATACAAAAATACAACTGATTGGGCTAATTATATAATAACAAGAAGTGGCGATAATATTAAACTTTATTTAAATGGTGTAGAATTTGCTTTAAGTGGCTCAGGAAGTGGAATGGCTGCTACTACTGTAAATAGAATCGGTACTAAAGGTAATAGTGTAACTAATACTATTAATGGTTTAATTTCAAACGTGTCTTTTTGGAACGCAACTTTAACACAAGCACAAGTAACAGAAATATATAACGAAGGTCTTCCTTCTAATTTAAATTCTCACTCGGCGTATTCTAATCTAGTTTCTTGGTGGCAATTAGGTGAAAATAGTTCTTTTAATGGAAATGATTGGATTGTAGCTGATGAAAAAGGTAACAACAATGGAACTAGTGTAGGTATGCCAGTAGGCGCTTTAGTAAACGGCGTAGGTACAACAGCTAATGGATTATCTAGCGGAATGTCAGAAGGTAATTTAGTAGGTGATGCACCATATAGCACGGCAAATGCATTATCAACTAATATGGTAGTTACATCAAGAGTCACTGGAAGTGGTAACACCCCGTAAAAAAGAATTAAAACAAGTAAATATATAAATAACAAGTAATTAACAAATAACAATTAAACAATGGCAACAACTTATGTAGTAATTAACTTATCTGATACAAACGCTGTTTTGTTCAGTCAAGTAAACCAATCTTCTGCTCAAACAATGAGAAGAAATGTGGCTAATACGCAAGGTGTTTTGTCTTTCCAGGTAGAGCCTAGCTTTATTACAAACGGTTCGTTGACGCCTGTTGGGACTTACACTCACGAGGAAATATTAGTCTTATTAGCTACTCCAGAATGGACACCTGCTGAACCAGGACCAGAAGAGTAGCAAAAACCAACAACAATTAAATCTAATCAAATGAAAATAAAAGAAGAAGAATTAAAATTAATTCAAGAACAACAAAAAAAGCTTAATGAATTAGTCCATAACATCGGCTTATTAGAGAGCCAAAAGCATGGATTATTGCATGAAATAGCTGGTGTTAATAAAGAGATCGAAGACTATAAGGAAGTATTAGAAGCTGAATACGGCGCTATTAATATTGATCTTGAAGATGGCTCTTATACTAAGATAGAAGAAAATGTCGAAAGTAATAAGGAAGATTAGTATAGGTTCTGACTACAAGAACGATGCAATGCATTATTCAACTGGTCAGGAAGTATACGGTGGACATACTATTAGCGATATTCTTTTTGAAGATCAAGACCAATCATATAATATTTTTATAACTAAAAATAATGAAGTCTTACCTTGGAAAAAGTTTAATGCTAATATGGCTATATCTGTAGAGTATGATCTTAAGTACTAGTGCAAAGCTTATATTATTTTATTGTCAAACCATTAAATGATAGGTATGACAATACAAGAACAGTTGCTGGTACTGATCTTATTATCAACAGCGGTATTGAAGATCATAGATTTATTAGTAAAAAAGCTGTAGTAGTTTCGACTCCTGCAGCTTATACTACTAAAATAAATATAGGAGATGAATTATATATTCATCATAATATATTTAGAAGATATTATGATTTAAAAGGTAAAGAAAAAAACTCATCAACATATTTTAAAGATGATTTGTATTTTGCTTATCCTGAACAAATATACATGTATAATGACAAATGCCATTTAAATTATTGTTTTGTAAAACCAATACTGAATAAAGATTATTTAAGAAACAGAAAAGAACAACCTAACGTTGGAATACTAAAATACAGTAATAGTTTCTTAGAAGCCATTAAAATAAAACCTGGAGCGCTTGTTACGTTTACACCTAACTCAGAATTTGAGTTTATTATAAATAACGAGCGACTTTATTGTATGAAATCAAATGATATAGCATTAACTCATGAACACAAAGGAGACGAGAAAGAATATAATCCAAGCTGGGCGCAAAGCTGTTAACGAGTTAATTAAAGTAGCTGAAGAGCAAATTATAACAGAGAGTTCAGACGACTTAGCTGCTGATCGCTTGAAAAACGCAGCTGCAACAAAAAAACTATGTATAATGGATGCTTTTGAAATATTACAGCGCATTGAAGAAGAAGAAAGCATTTTAAACGGTATAGATAAACCAAAAGAAGTTAAAGTATTTAAGGGTTTTGCAGAAGGGAGAAGTAAATGATTTACGAGCAAACGCTTTGGAAAGAAATTAAAGAAGTTGTTAATCCTAAAATATTAGCTAAAAACAACAGATTTAAAAAATGGGATTATGGTTATAATTCTGATTATGATTTTATAGTAATAAGTAAAACAGGTAAAATTGGACAAATCATTGAAATACAAAATCTCAGGATTGCTTTACCAGCAACAGATGAACCGTATAAACGAAGTAAAAATAAAAAGGAACAACACTGGGAAAGATTCGAGTATCCAAAAGAACTGCAAAGAATAAAAACAAGATTTGACTGGGAAGAGCACTCTGTAACATTTAAAGAAAAATGGTATGATTATATCGACGAAGAATTTAAGCGTAGAGAAGAAGGTTTTAGTTTCTACAATAATGGCAGTCCTGTATATATTACTGGTACTCATTACATGTACTTGCAGTGGTCAAAAATTGATGTTGGAGCACCAGACTATAGAGAAGCAAACAGACTCTTCTTTATATTTTGGGAAGCATGTAAAGCAGATAACAGATGTTATGGGATGTGTTACCTCAAAAACAGGCGATCTGGATTCTCTTTTATGTCAAGCGCTGAACTTGTCAACCAAGCTACAATATCTTCCGATGCTAGATTTGGAATACTTTCCAAGTCTGGAGCAGATGCCAAAAAAATGTTCACAGATAAAGTTGTCCCAATATCCGTTAATTATCCGTTTTTCTTCAAACCAATTCAAGACGGTATGGATAGGCCAAAGACTGAGTTGGCATATAGGGTTCCGGCATCCAAACTTACTAGAAGAAAGCTGGAAACGAATGAGCAGCTTACAGAACTAGAAGGACTTGATACAACTATTGACTGGAAAAACACAGGTGATAACTCTTATGATGGTGAAAAGCTAAAAATATTAGCACATGATGAAAGTGGTAAATGGGAAAGACCTGATAATATATTAAATAACTGGAGAGTTACAAAAACTACATTGCGTTTAGGATCAAGAATTGTAGGTAAATGTATGATGGGCTCGACTTCAAATGCTTTAGACAAAGGTGGAGACAACTTTAAAAAATTATACTACGCTTCAGACGTTACTAAAAGAAATAGAAACGGACAAACATCTTCTGGGCTCTATAGCTTGTTCATTCCTATGGAATGGAACTACGAAGGATTCATCGATACTTATGGACTACCTGTATTCGTTAGAGAAAAAAGTTCAGTCAAAGGAGTTGATGGTTACGAAATTACAACAGGAGTTATTGAGCACTGGGAAAATGAAGTAGAAGGATTAAAGTCAGATCAAGACAGTTTAAATGAGTATTATAGACAGTTCCCAAGAACAGAGCAACATGCTTTTAGAGACGAAACTAAAGATAGCTTATTTAATTTAGTAAAAATATACGAGCAAATAGACTTTAATGATGAAATGAATAGTCAAGCTAGTATATCTTTAGGAAACTTTCAATGGAAAAACGGAATTAAAGATACTTTAGTTAGCTTTGTACCAAACAATAATGGTAGGTTTAGAGTAACTTGGGTGCCTAGTACACAAATACAAAATAATGTAATATTAAAAAATGGAATTAAATACCCAGGTAACGAACACATTGGAGCTTTTGGCTGTGACTCTTACGACATTAGCGGTACTGTTGATGGTCGCGGCTCTAAAGGAGCACTACATGGATTAACTAAGTTTTCTATGGAAGATGCACCTCCTAATCACTTCTTTTTAGAATACATATCAAGACCTGAAACTGCTGAAATATTTTTTGAAGATGTTTTAATGGCTTGTGTGTTTTACGGTATGCCAATTTTAGTAGAAAATAATAAACCAAGACTATTATACTATTTTAAAAGAAGAGGTTATAGAGGATTTAGTATGAACAGACCAGATAAAGTTTGGAATAAGCTATCTACCACAGAAAGAGAAATAGGTGGAATACCAAACTCAAGTGAAGATATTAAACAAGCACATGCTGCTGCTATTGAATCTTATATAAACGAAAACGTAGGTCAACTAGAAAATTCTATGGGAAGTATGTATTTTCAAAAAACATTACTAGACTGGTCTAGATTTAATATAAACAATAGAACTAAATTTGATGCTACAATAAGTTCTGGTTTAGCTATAATGGCTTGTAATAAAAATAAATATAGACCTATACCTAAAAGAGTTTCAACTAAGATAGATTTAGGAATAAAAAGATATAACAACGAAGGAGTTACCTCAAAATTAATACAATAAATATATATGATTTATACAACTAATAATAGTTCTTTTCCAGATCAGGTGGTACCTGATGCAGAGAAAGCTACTTTAGAATATGGTCTTGCCGTTGCTAGAGCGATTGAAGGTGAATGGTTTAGAAACTATAGGTACGGAACTAATTATCCTGGTTATGCAGTAAATTATAATCAATATCATAATTTAAGATTATATGCTAGAGGAGAACAGTCAGTAAAAAAATACAAAGACGAGCTTGCTATCAACGGAGACTTAAGCTATTTAAATTTAGACTGGAAACCAGTACCAGTGATACCTAAGTTTGTAGATATTGTAGTTAATGGCATGTCACAAAGAAATTATGAGGTAAAAGCATTTGCTGTTGATCCTTTTTCTACTAAAAAGCGAACTGATTATGCTAAAGAATTAATGCGTGATGTAAGAGAGAGAGAATTAGCAGAAAAAATTGAAACAGTTACTGGTCAAAAACTTCAATCACCACAATACAAAGAACTAGGTTTAGAAACAGAAGAAGAAATAAAACTACACTTACAGTTAGATTATAAACAGTCAGTTGAAATAGCTGAAGAAGAAGTTATTAATGACGTTTTAAATAGAAATAAATACGATTTAACTAGAAGAAGAATAGCACAAGATTTAACAGTATTAGGCATTGCTTGTACAAAAACCAATTGGAATCAAGCTGAAGGTATTACTGTTGATTATGTAGATCCAGCTGCTTTAGTATATTCATATACAGAAGATCCTAATTTTGAAGACTTATACTATGTAGGAGAAGTAAAGTCAATATCATTAGCTGATTTAAAAATGCAGTTTCCGTATTTAACAGATCAAGAATTAGAAATGATACAGAAGTATGATGGTAATGCTGAGTACTTGAGAGGTTATAGTGGTAGAAATGATAACTTAACAGTGCAAGTTTTATATTTTGAATATAAAACATATAGTGATCAAGTTTTTAAAATTAAAGAAACACCTACTGGATTAGAAAAAGCTTTAGAAAAACCAGATACATTTAATCCACCTGAAAATGATAACTTTGAAAGAGTCTCTAGAACTATAGAAACACTATACTCAGGTGCTAAAATACTAGGACATCCTTTAATGTTAAAATGGGAACTTGCTAAAAACATGACAAGACCATTTGCTGATACTACTAGAGTTAAAATGAATTATAACATATGCGCGCCTCGTATGTACAAAGGACGTGTTGAAAGCTTAGTTGGTAGAATAACAGGTTTTGCTGATATGATACAATTAACTCATTTAAAACTGCAGCAAGTAATGTCTCGTATAGTTCCAGACGGTGTATATCTAGACATGGATGGATTAGCAGAAGTTGATCTTGGCAATGGAACAAACTATAATCCAGCTGAAGCGTTAAATATGTATTTTCAAACTGGTAGTATAGTTGGTAGATCACTAACTCAAGATGGTGATCCTAATAGAGGAAAAGTTCCTATACAAGAGCTTCAGTCTAGCTCAGGTGGCGCTAAAATACAATCTCTTATACAAACGTATGAATATTATTTAAAGATGATAAGAGATGTGACGGGATTAAATGAAGCTAGAGATGGTAGCACGCCAGATAAAAATGCATTAGTTGGCTTACAAAAGCTAGCCGCTGCAAATTCTAATACTGCTACTAGACATTTACTACAAGCCATGTTGTATATTACTTCTAGAACATGTGAAAATATTTGTTTGAGAATATCAGATTCTTTAGAATATCCTTTTACAAAATCTGCTTTAGAGAATAGTATATCAAAATATAATGTTTCTACATTAGAAGAAATAAGTAATTTAAATCTTCATGATTTTGGCATATTTTTAGATTTAGAACCAGATGAAGAAGAAAAACAATATTTAGAACAAAACATACAAATAGCTTTAAAAGGTGGTGCTATTGATTTAGAAGATGCTATTGACCTTAGAGAAATTAATAATATTAAACTTGCTAATCAAATGTTGAAAGAGCGTAGAAAACGTAAGCAAAAGCGTGATCAACGAATACAACAACAGAATATGCAAGCTCAAGCACAGTCTAACGCACAATTAGCTGAGCAAACAGCATTAGCTGAAACACAAAAGCAACAAGTATTAACTGAACAAAAAATGCAGTTAGCAAAAGCTCAAAGTGATTTTGAAATTTTACAAATGCAGCAGAAAGCACAAATAGATCAACAACTATTAGATCTTAGATATTCTTATGACATGAAGCTAAAACAAATGGAAGTAGACGCTCAAGCTCAAAAAGAAAAAATGATTGAAGATAGAAAAGACAATAGAACGAGATTAGAAGGCACGCAGCAAAGCGAAATGATAGATCAAAGAAAAAATAATTTATTACCAATAAATTTTCAACAACAAGATGATTTACAAAACGTATAATTTGTAAATAATTTATTAACTATTATATTATATTATGTCAGAAATAAAAGAAGAAAAAGAAGGTTTAAAAATAAAAAAGCCTTCTTATAAAAGACCTAATGATCAGGTTTTTAAAGTTGATTTAACTAAAAAAGAAGAAGATGCCGTTCAAGAGCCAAGCACAGAGGAAGTTCATGTACGCAACGAATCCGGAGATGGCGAAAAAGTGGGAGAAACACACGAAGAAAAAATCGTTACCACTGAGAGTAAAGAAGAAGAAGTAAGTCCTATAACGGAGGTACAAGAAGAAAAACAAGAAGAAAAACAAATTGAAGAAGTAAAAGCAGAAACTCCAGAGCTACCAGAAAATATAAATAAATTAATTGAATTTATGAAAGATACTGGTGGTGATATTGAAGATTATGTTAGATTAAATACTGACTATTCAAAAATAGATGCAGATACTTTATTAGTAGAATATTATAAGTCTACTAAGCCTCATTTAGATAAAGAAGAAATAGAGTTTTTAATAGAAGACAAGTTTTCTTATGACGAAGATGAGGAAGATAAAAAAGATATTAAGAAAAAGCAGCTTGCTGCTAAAGAAGAGCTTGCGAAAGCAAGAAAGTTTTTTGAAGAAACAAAGCAAAAGTATTATGATGAAATCAAGTTGAAACCTAATACTAGCTCTGATCAACAAAAAGCTCTTGACTTTCTCAATACATACAACAAAGAACAAGAAATAGCTAAACAACGTCATGATACGTTTCAACAAAAAACAAAAGATATTTTCAATGATTTCAAAGGTTTTGATTTTAAATTTGGAGATAAAACTTTTAAGTATAACGTAAATAATCCTGACGATGTTGCGGCAAAACAGTCTAACTTAAACACATTCGTTAAGAAGTTCTTAAACAAAGATGGTGAAGTTGTTGACGCTGTTAATTACCACAAAGCTATTTACGCTGCTGATAATGCTGATGCTATAGCTAAGCATTTTTATGAGCAAGGTAAAGCCGACGCTACTAAAGATATTATGGCTAAATCTAAAAATATAACAAATGAAACCCGTCCACAAGACAATGGTGAAATTTATTTAAATGGATTAAAAGTAAGAGCAATTAGTGGTGCAGATAGTTCTAGGTTGAAATTTAAAGTAAAAAATAAAACAACAACTAAAACATAAAAAATGGGATTTGTAGGAAACAATTCTTTCCCTGCGTCGATTACGCCAATGCCTAATAAAGTTACTGTACAAGATAACTACATTGACTTTCAAGCTGCTGGTTTCGAACAATGGGCACAACAATATCTACCTGAGCTTTATGAAGCTGAAGTAGAGAGATACGGAAACCGAACGATAGGCGGTTTCTTAAGAATGGTAGGCGCTGAAATGCCTATGACATCAGACCAAGTTATTTGGACTGAACAAAATAGATTACACATTGCGTATGACACTGTACAAGTTGCTGCTGGAGCTAACTCTACTGTAACTGTAACTATTACTCCAGGTGCTGGTAATCCAGCTACTTCTGCAATTAGAGTTGGTAATACAATTTTAATTTCAGATAATGCTACTGGATTAGTTACTGCTAAAGCTTTAGTAACTTCATTAGCCGCAGGAGGTAATGGATATATATTTGATGCTATTCTTTACGAAACAACTGCTGCTAATATTCCTGCTGGAATCGTTACAGGTGCTGCTACAAACAGCTTATTTGTATACGGTTCTGAATTTCCAAAAGGAAGTTTAGGAATGTCTGGAGCAATTGAGCCAGGTGTAACTACTCATAAAAATTCACCAATTATATTAAAAGACAACTACGAACTATCTGGTTCTGATGTTGCTCAAATTGGCTGGATCGAAGTAGCTACTGAAGACGGTCAATCAGGTTATCTATGGTACTTAAAAGCTGAGTCTGAAACTAGACTACGTTTTGAAGATTACTTAGAAACTGCTATGGTTGAAGGTGTAAAACAAGCTAATGTAAACGCTAATACTCAGTTTGGTGCTGGTTTTGGTGATGCTTCTGGTACTCAAATAAAAGGTACTGAAGGTTTATTCTCTGCATTAAATGATAGAGGTAATGTATATTCTGGATTTGCTGGTGCTGCTGCTCCTGGAGCTGGTGCATTA